ATTTTTATAAATATATAGAATAAAGGTCATGGAAAAGATTATTGTAATATCAGAATTGATAAGAGGAGAGCTTCGTTCCAGGACCGAAGCTAAAAAAATTTATGCAAAAGTTTTAAGTTTGGATTCGAAAAGTATTAGTATTGATTTTTCGAATGTGTGCTTTATGTCTCGATCGTTCGCTGATGAGCTATGTAATATTTTGGATTTATTGAGATCAAAAGAGGTCAAAGTTCGTTTAAAAAACAAATGTGATTCTATTGATTTAATGATGAAGATTGTTGAAGGGAATAGGAATAAGCCAAGAGTTGTCAAAGAAGATAGTCAAGTTAAAGAGTTTTCGGATATTGATGCTTTGTCTGAGTTCTTGTTAACCATATAAAGTTACTAAAGCTCTTGCCTAATGAAATCAATAGTCTTAAAAACATGCTCGAAACAGCAGTTACATATTCTTTCGAAAATATACTTTGGATCTCGGCTATCTTTGTCACAGGATATTTGTCTTGGAAAGCTGCTGTATATTTTACGAAATTAGAGGATACTCGTAAAAAGGTTGCCAGTCTACCATGCGAGAAGAGAAAAGAAGAAATAGATCTGCACTCTAAAAATCATGTAGAAACGAGCAAGTCTATAGAAAGAATAGAGACCACTCTTGGCTTTATTCAAAAGACGATGGATCAATTGGCTCAAAAAGGGAATAAATTAATCATTGGCCCTTACACAAAATCTCATAGCCTTTTATCTATAACAGATGCAGGTCGAGAGATGATGGAGAGGTTAGGCGTAGGTGAAATGTTTGAAAAGAACTGGCTTCGTATAGACGAATTTATAGAAGACAAGTTGGAATATAAGAATCCTTATGATATACAAGAATTTCTAATCCAACAGGCTGTGGTTTATCCGGAAAAGTTTTTGCAGCCAGAAGAAATAGATAAAATCAAATTGGACGCCTATAATACGGGTGTTAATATCGTCCCTTACATGAAGGTTATAGCAATTCTTGCGAGAGATCGATATTTTTCAGAGCATAATATCCTTGTCGAAGATGTCGATAAACATGATCCTTTGAATAGAAATAAAAAGCCGGAATAACCTCCGGCTTTATTTTTATCCACCACGCCCTCCGATTATACGATATCTATTTTTCGATTCAAGGCTTTAGCTTTCGTCGAATTGACCGTGTATAATTTGATGCTTGCAACTTTCATGGTACTATTTTATAACAAGCTCTATATTAAGAGCTTCCAATATAGATTCAATTTTATTCTGCCCCAAATTCATTTTCCCATTAAGGAATAAGGACATAGAGCTTTCCGAAAGCCCAATGTGTTCCGCAAGGTCTTTGCTTTTTACTTTGCGGAGCTTCATAGCTTCTTTTACAATATCTCTTATCATAATTAAAAAACAACAATTTGGAGTTTGTAGCCATTATTATCTGAAAATTGGTATACTTCGCAATTTTCATTGTAATATTCGGACTCTTTTATGTCATCGCAAGCGTCGACAAGCCCATCAAATAAAAATCCTTCTAATTCAGAGACAAAGTTGTCGATGGAATCGTCGCCTTGATTCTGCATAAGATCAAGCCCGGAGCCACCGTTGCCCAATGTTGCCAATACCAAAGAATTATTGCTTGACAATTCACTCTTTGCAAATTCTATAACTTCCTTTTTTGTTCTCATGATTGTAGATTTAAAATACTTCTTTTTCAACAACTAATTTGTCAGGGGTGATATCATATTCTATTGCGAATGCGCATCCATCTTCATATTCTGTATCCTGGATAACATCGTAATCTGGCACTTCGAATGAAAATATAACATAATCAGAGGTGTTGTCGGTGATAAAATTAATGGCATCAGCCATGTTGTTGAACCCGAAAACGTAAGATCCAGATAATCTTTCGTCATTCGAAATTTTATCACTTTCATTTGAATAAATGCCATATTCTAATATATTTTCTTTATTCTCTATAGGCGATGCGTGATACAGTTTCATGGCTATTTATTTTTAATTGTTATTACTTGTTTTTTATTACACTACAAAGATATGAAAAGTTTAAGTAATACCAAATTTTATAGGCTAAAAGTTTTTGTAATACCAAATATTTAACATTTTGTATCACTTTATCCTCTTTCCTCCAACACCTTTTTAAGCCTTTGCAACCTCAGTATATCACTTGCAAAGGTCGGATTATCCCAATTCCTCTTAACCGATCTGACATGCACATCAATGTACTTGCTCAGATCAAATATATTCTCACACTCGCTTAACCGGATCTCGTTAAACGTCACTTGGTAGTTTTCAAACCAGGTTATTAGTTGTTTTAATTCTTCGCTCATGTTTTTTTCGGGCAAAGGTAAAAACTATTTGAAGCTTAAAAAATAACCTTTTGCCTCTTTTGGCATCCTTCTACCTTCTAGGCAGATATATCTATCTGTTGTGCCCCTTGTATGTCCTAATATCTTTTTTATCCAAACTTCCGACACTCCGCGTGCCGCTAAATTAGACGCACAGCTCCTTCGGGCCGTATGCGATGCAATAAGGTCACATTTTCTACCAATAATATTCTTTCCGGCCTTAAAACACCTTGTTTTTGCTATTATTCCCGCCTTCTCTGCAAGTTTTCGGATGGTATCGTTAAAATATACGTCCGACACTATTCGTCCGCTTAAAGCGGGGGATTGTTCCTTTATAAACCGTTTCAAAACTGGCGATATTGGGATTTCAACAAAAACTTTAGTTTTCTGCGAAACATACGACAACCAGCCACCTTGTATGTTTTCTTTCGTAAATTGGCAAAAATCAGAATGACGTGCGCCGGTTATGCATCCTAATACAAATTGATCCCGTATCAACCGCTCCGTATCATTTGCCACTTCGACAGCTACCAACCGCTGTATTTCATTTTCATCCAGAAATGTATTAACCGATACTTGCTCTTTAAGCGAAAGTATCTCGGCGAAATTGAAGTCTAGCCGCACTTCGTCCGAGTATCTATTTAATACCGCCTTCATCTTAGCCGCATATTGACGGGCGGAGTTTGGTGCAACCCGTTCGCCCATATATTCGGTAAATCGAATAAGCCGGAGCTTTGAAAGTTCGCTCCATTCAGCCGTACACTCGTTCGCTTCCTCGTACATCCGGAGGATAATACCATATTTCGGGTATTTATCCAAAAATGCTTCTTTTAATGTCCTCATACCTTTTTAGATTTGTGGGCGGCAATAATGATCCCGGCCACGAAAGCCACTACCAGCATACCACCTATGAATACCATCGCCTTGAAACCGCCTAATAATACGATTATCAAAATACCCCACACTACTACACCTAGTTGCATTGTTTTTTATTTTACGCAGGGCTTCCGCCCCGCTGGTTAGATTATATTACTTTCTTATATAACACTTCTTAACCGTCCGTTCTTGCTTACATGCGCGTTAAGTATTTCCGCCTCTTTTTCGGCTTCTTCCTTAGTCTGGAAGCAATCTATTATACATTTGTCCAAATTAACTAGTACACCGTAATATCCTAGCGTTGACGGTTTATCCTTGATGGTGTAACGCATTCCCTTTACTTTCTTTTCGTAAAATTCTACATTTTCAACCATTGGTTTATAATGAGATGAAACGCTTAATATTCCTACCTCTATTTTGTTGTCAAATTCAATTATACCGGGCAAAGCGTTGTATAAACTCCTATTTAAGCTTACGCCGTCATAGGTTACGCCGTGTTTGCGCTCTTTATCCGTGTACACGTTGAAAACATCGCCCGGCTGTATGTCTGCACGTACTTTCGCGCTGGTTATGATTCCCGCGCCTTTTACGTCGTAATAGCATACGCTGTTAAGGTTGTCCGTTTCGATGAAATAGATATTTTCAAGCGGGTACGCTTCAACCGTGCAAGCTGTTAAAGCTTTTTCCGGTCGTATTATATCCATGTACTTAACTTCTCTTTCCGCTATTTCTTTAGGGCATTTTTTCAAATTACCGACATTGCAACAACCATTTGAATTTAACCGGGCGGTTCCGTTTTTTTCGTTAAAAGCCAATATAACGCCTATTTCTCCACATTGATCATAAACGACCTCACCCAGTTTAAACCCGTCCAGTTCTTCGGGTATTGTCGGATAATCAAACGAATCATATTTTGCATAATCGGCAATAATTAACGGGGTGTTATTCCCTTGGGGTTCTTCCGCTAGTTCTGGAATATAGATTTCTTCAGGGAGCGCCGGCAATACTGTAGGTGATATCAATTCTTTCACCTTGTCCGCTTGCTTTTTGCTAAATATCCATCCGGCGCGCTTTTCTTCGTTATAGTTTAAGGACGGGTTAAAACGTCCGCCCAATTCCTTCAACTGTTCTTTAATAGCCTTCGTGTCGCCAAACACTGCAATTGCTTTTTCGGAATAGTTCACGATTCCCAGACCTTCAACCGTTACGGCTTCTACTTCTTTGGCTTTCTCAACCTTTTCAGGCTTAACGCTCCTTTTCTTTGCTTTCGGTTCTATTACCTTATATTCGTCACTCACTTTGATTTTCAAATAGAAATTAGTGTCAAAATAGTCTTGCATACTATCCGAATCGTCATATTTGAACGAATTGGCATAAATCGTAACAGCATCCAATACTTTAAACATTTCGGGCGTAAGTTCTTTTTCCCATCCCTTTACGGTGTTCATCGTATCCATATACCCGCGTTCCGCACTTCTTGATCCCTCTACAAAGGGGATACAAGTACCTTCCTTTAATTCAATATACATAGAATCCGTGTACATGCTCCATTCTGTACGGATGGAGAATTTAAAATCTGGGAAATTCATCTTTGCATAAGATCTAACCTTTGCGGCTATTTCCTTTGTAGATAACTTGCTGTCATAGTTTGAACCTGCCCAACCGTTTTGCGTGTAGAAATTCATTGTTTCCATGTCTGTAATATTTAAATTGTTATTAATTGCTAATTATTACAGCGTTTAAAAGCTGGTAGAATATTTGGAAGGGATTAGATAAAGTATTACTTTTGCCTTGGACTTAGGTTAAGTGCATTTTACTTAATCGCGAACCCTGAAAGATTTACGGATCTTTTGGGGTTCTTCTTTTATTCCGCTTTTAAAATAACGCTTGTAAAATCAAGCTCTTTTTAGCTCTTTCTTACATTACAAATATACAACAACTTTATATTATATACAATGTTTAATGCGTTTATTTTCAGATTGATATATGATTTTATGAGCGAAAAAATATACAATATAAAGAGGATTGCGTAGGCGTATCGACTAGGTTCTATATTATCAAACGTAGAAAGGTAGACGACGATATAAAGCCTTAAAGACTGTGGATTGGGGCGTAATGGATGATCTATGATGAGAAAGGGAGGTAAAATATACATAGATGATTTCTATTTGATTGATAGATGTTGTCTATTAAAATAGGCGTAAAGATGGAAGTGTTTTTGATAGATATAATTTATTTTATAGTGATAGATTTTATCTATAAATATAGTGGTTAAAATATGTATATGGTTACAATGGATAAAGCTTGTCTTTTTTTGTTCTAATCGCTTTTTCCCTATGGGCATCCCTAATAAACGGAATATACTATTATTGTCTATCGTTGTTTATATTATATGTATAATACAAATTTTCTGATTATAAGTTATTTATTAATAGGGTGTTATTTGAGGGTAGAAATAAAATTACACTCCACCCCCCCCTGTTATGCTATAGAATAATAGGCATGTTACATCATCTAAAAATTTTTTCCTCATTTTTTTTTCTTAATTTTTTGATTATTAAAATATGCAAATAAAATAGTATAATAGTTTAATTGCATGTATTGTATCACTATTGATCTAAAAAAAATATGACATGATTGATAGTTTTAATCTATAATATTGTAATTTTTAATAGATTATATCTATAATGATACGAAATATATATTATCTTTGTGTCATAGATTAAATGATATATGTCTTAATATTATGGGTTTAGAAGTTTCAAATAATGTAGATATTGGTTTTGATTGTGATTGTAACTTTCAGAGTGACAATTTAATATCTTGTATAGTGCATAATCTTGTTCATACGGGCAATAGATACGAAATTGCTATTTCTGGGAGTCCTACAGGAAAGGAGAGTGCTAATTTGTATTATGAGAACCTTGACAGTGTTATAGAATCGATATACACGACAGTTTCGAAAAGTAATCTTGCTCTTTATAATGGTAATGTTTATTTTTTTACAGGCAAGATATATGAGATTGTTCCGTGTCATGCCTATTTGAAACGTGCTATGCGTACATATTTGCGTATATCTGGTGTCCCTAAAGCATTCATTGTGCGAAGTATCAAGGATATACTAGCAGAGATGTATAATTCACTTGAAATAAATAGGGTATTGCATCCTCGATATAATATTATGGCTTTTGAGAATGGAGTTGTAGATATGAGGGATGGTATTTTACGCCCTTTTTCAAGGGATTATCATGTGATATATCTTCATCCTTATAGATACGATCCTGAAGCAAAATGCCCGAAATGGCATTCTTTTTTGAGAGGTACAGAGTTTGGGAAGAAGGTTTATTCTGGTGGTGTTTTGCCAGATAAGAATGATCGTACAATATTACAGATGTTCCTAGGATTGTCCTTGTTCGATAGGGGGACGATGGATAAGAAAGTGGAGAATGCCCTTGTTCTATTCGGAAATGGCTCAAATGGAAAGAGTGTTATTATGGACACTGTGATGGGTATATTGGGGGAAGAAAATATTTCCAATTTGAGTATGGAAGCTTTGCTTAGGGGAGGTGATGAACGTCAAAGAAATTTATCTCAAATCGATGGTAAAATATTCAATTGGTCTGGTGAGATGGAAGCAAAGACTTTTGCAGGAAGGGAAGATGCTGCAAAAAGCTTGATATCTGGCGAACCTCAGTTAGGGAGAAGGATCGGGAATAATGCGTTCAAGATAACAAATATCCCGTATTTTATATTTAATGCTAATCGTTTCCCTGCGGGAGGAGATAGCAGTTTTGGTTTTTTTCGTCGTTTTATATTTATCGTATTTGATAGAGTCATAGATGAGAAACATATGAACTTAAAACTGACTCATGAGCTTAAAGATGAATATCCAGGAATCTTGAATTGGATAAGAAGGGGTGCTTTACTCCTTCAAAAGAATGGTTTCAAATTCCCAGAAAGTGAAGGTAGTTTAAGGAAACGTATTAATGAGATGGGATTATCTGCTCTTGGAAAGTCTTGGGCTATGGCTCGTGGATTCTTTGCCCTTCCGAGAAAAGGGGTGTCCAATGATATGCCTCATGAGATTGATTTTGCTATTATTTATGATGATATAAAAAATTATGCGGAAGAAAATGGCTTCCCAATGGTGAGCCGGCAGACCTTAGCCGCCCATTTCAGGGAATTGGGTTTTGATAAGGAGAGAAAGAGAAAGGTCGGGAAAACGGTATATTATAAATGTTATGGTTTGACTTCTGAGGTATTGATTTCAACGTCAGTTCCTTTGGTGTCTGATATGAGTGTAGGAATCAATAATGAGGGGTTTCAGTATGGGGAAGAGGATTGAAATACATGAATTTTACCCAACTATATATCCGAGGTTAATATGGGTGGCTAAATTGAGAAACGAAAAAGATATAAACAATATTTTTGCGGGACGAGATGGTTCCGAGATATATCTTGGTATTGAAAAAGGCAATGAACCCAAAGCTACGACTTTAAAGGTATGGCATAAAGAAACGGGTAAATATGGTGTATTGGTTTGTATTCGTAGCTGTATTAATGTCGAGGATGTAGCGCATGAGGCTGTTCATGTGGCGAGTTGTATTTTTGATGATTGCGGTATGGAGATGGGATTTGACGGTGGAAAAGATGAGCATTTCGCGTATCTTGTTGGATTTGCTGCGGATTGTATCAATCAAGTAAGGATTAACAAATTTAGAGAATAATATGGAATACGGAAAGAAAGTTCAGGTTTACAACTTTGTAATGCTGAAATATAAAGTAGACAAAACCTCTTTTATCAAAGTTGCCTCGGTTGCCGGTGATTGGTCGGTGTCATACCGTGAAGATAATATTATGTATTTAACTCTCAACATGGCAAAAGAAGAGGAATACGAGGCTTTACATAATATATTTACGGGCATTTATGGAACATGTAATATTGTGGATTCAGATTTTACTAAAGAGATATTTGATTCTATGAGTAGATATTTCGAGAGATTGAAAGGTAATCGTCTGGCCGTTTCAGATGAAGAAGATTCTAAGATCTTGGAGGAAAGTCGTATGATGAATGAATTTAAGGATTAAGTTATTTTGCAATATGGTAACTATAGAACTTGGAGATGGCAGAAAAATAGGAGCTATGGAACAAACTTATTTCGATCATCTAAAAATGCGTGGAGAAGTAAGGTATCTAGGATTTGATGGAATTTATTATTATATAGGCAGGGACATCATAAGCGTTAATGGGGATAATATAATTAAGGAAGAAATAGAGAAAGGGGAATAGTATAGATATTGAATCTATCCGTTTCATTGCGGAACAGCAATTAATGATAGACTCTTTGAGAAGAGATATAGAGAATCTTTTTTTAATGGCTAAGGGGTATCAGAAAACTATGATATGTAGCGATAACGAGTATGTAGATTATATTGCTGATTTTATTATTAAGCAACAACAGGATAAAATATAAATATATACCCCTGCCGGATCAAAAGAATCTGTAGGGGTATAATAATCGCCCTATTGCTTTATCGGCTGCGCATGCGCCGGCACATCCTTTAAATCGTACGGTCCCGGTGTCATAGCCTGTATGCAGAGGTACAATACTCCGTCCTGCGTGTAGTACTTGTTAAATTCAAGTGCCATATTTTGCTTATATGGAATAGGATCTTCTATCGTGCCGGAATGTTCTTCTGCGTCTACTATTTTCCACAGGCTTAGGGTAGCTGTGCTAGGCTTCCAGTTATCTTGTGTGAGATGGTCTTTAACACATTCCCAAAGGACATCTTCAACTCGGTATCGTTCACCGGTTTTGACGTTTATTCCGGTTTCCCATTCGGGGTATCGATCTTTGACCTGTAAGGCTTCCGACGGGGAAAGGTCATATGTATTTATCTCTTCTGTAGCTTCTTTATCCAGTTCGTCCAAAGCCAATAATCTGCTGAACTGCCTATTGATTACGGGTTGTTCTCCTTCTGGATAAGTCCATTCTTCACTATTCAGTAGTTCGACAAAAGACGGATCGCTAAAACTATAGCGAGGAAAATCTTCATCATCGAAGGGTGCAAGGTATTCCTCATGCAAGATTACCTTGCTTTGATCCGTACTTATCCTCATTTCCGGCAGGACTTCTATTCCGTGGGACTTGCACCACACGATGTTTACAATTGCGTATTTCATGTCATTTTGCTTTTAATGTTTGTAAATAATTATATGCTTTTATACAATCCTCCTTGGAGAGGACTGTAGGATAAATCGCTAAGTTTCTGAAAGCAATTTTAGTATAATTGTTACCTGAATATCCTATAGTTAAGAGATTTTTACTGGTAGATTCCGTTTCTTCATTATAAATAGATTCTTTCCAGTCTTTTGAATAAATCCTGCCATCAGAACAAATTGCATTAACGGTATTTTGATCGGGAATCAAATTATTTCTACCATTTTTTATGTTAATAAGTATTGGATTATAATTATAAATGACTATACTATTAAATTTTACAATACCAGCATTGTCATTTTTCCCTGTATTTATAAGCTCCCAATCTCCTATTACAGTCCAATCATTACCCATTTCAAATGTAGACGAAGTTATCTTATCATCCACCCCATCAGTAACTAGATAGCCAGCATATTCCCCTTGTTCATTGTAGCCACTCCCTTCTGCAAACCCAAAATTAGACAGTATAAGATCATTACCATTGCCCGTAATGTTGGCAATAGTAGCACGATCATCGTCCTCGTTGGTTTTGCCTACCACTGTCCATGCTTGATCAAAGAATAACCAAGGATAGGTTTTAACGAAGTAGTCTTTGATCTTGGTCAGTTCTTCTTCGGTGGCATCGTGATCGAGAAATACAAGTTCCCAGATAGCAAAATTAGCAAATTCATTTCTTTGAGGATATGACCTGCCTAAAACAAGTGAATTTGTCGCATCTTTGTTTCCATTGGCAATATTAACTCCATTATACTTAGATGTTGTTTGCCAAGAAAAAGGAGATTTTGAATATTGTAATGATATTTGAGTAGCTCCATACGAAATAGTTTGCTCTGCTCCTTTATTGTAATTTTCAAAAGTGAACGCACCATTAAAAGATTGATCGGATGCGTTTGTCGCTATAGCAGATATTGCATTTGGATTATATGTAATCCACTGTCTCAACGCCACAACCGTATATCCCTTTTCCTTAGTCAGAATGGGGAAGTTATCACAGACACCGTAATCGTCTACTCCGTCAAAGACGAGTGCGCCGGGGTAAATATCACTAATACCCGATCCTTCCTTCCAAGCGAAATTTTTGAAGGATAGGAACCTACCTTTATGGTCCGCATCCTCAATCCTCGGATCGTCCATAGCCGCCATCATCTCGTTCGTCAGGCCGCCAAAATGCCAACGAGTGACATCGCCAGGAAGCACCGGGAAGCCGTCGCCGGAACCGCCACCACGTCCCCCAACTCCCAGCTTTACCCCTCTCAAGTCTATGCCCGAAAGATCAATGCTGGATAAATTGATGTTGTTGAGAGTTATCATTGCAGTACGGATATTGAAACAGGTTTGCAATTCTGAAAACGGAAACGGAGTTGTTGTTGAGCTACAATTCCTGTTATGTTCTTTTCTATGGAGAGAGTATCTCCTGGAACAAGAGAAGGTGGCAATCCTATTTCTGATATAAAATTATCACCTGTGATTGATCTTTCAAGAATAATACTTCCTGGTTTATCAACTTTGATCCTAAACGCTAATGTGTTGGATTGGGCTATGATGATATCAGAAATATAATCGCTGCCATCTTGTTGAAAATTTACTGTCGTTGTTGCCATAATTTTAATATTTAATGATTGTTGTTTTTCTTTTTGTTTGTCAGATACAAAGAGCATCTGTTGCATGTAAGTGGTAGGTAGTAATGTACAGTAGTATCTTCCTCTTCTACTATATCTTTTTTCATCTGCTGTAAGTCGGCAATGAGTTTTGTCGCATCAAGCCATTCCTTGGAACCCGCTTTCATTTTTGACTTGGCGATAATGAGGCCTTTTAAGGTTTCCTCTTTGGTCGCCAAGGATAAGGCTTCTTCCAAGGTGATGTCATCGCTATTTTCTAAATTTATCTCCTTTTTCTCCTTCTTTTTGCTTGTCGCTTCCATGTATTTGGCGAAATCTGGATTGTTTATTGTAGTACGCATCTGTGACTTGATATAGCTATCCGACAAATTAATATTGTAGCCGAAAGCTGCTATATAAGCATCATTGTCTTTCCAACCTGCCAACATGAGGTCGGCGAAAATTTTTTCTTCAATTGATATTTTCGCTTTCTTTATTTCTGTTTTTATACTCTTTGAATAATCCATAAGTATTTCATAATTTATGTTTTACACGAATACAAAATAACATCGGCAGTTCAAGTGCCATTGATACCTATAGTCTTGCATGGGGTGGAACCCCACCATATCATCGCATAATGCACAAGGGTATGAGCTACCCCGAAACGAATAAAAACCTGTAGCACCTTTTTTCAAAGCCTGTTTACCATACCACCACATCCAAGTCAAAGCAATTTCGTTTCTTGACAAAGAGGTTAAGAGATTGTATGCCGAGCTACTTTTCCCAACTCCATAGCTTATGCCTTTTGTCTCTATGCGCGTTGCCGATAGTCCTTTGTCGAATGAACCCTTGATATACTGATTATTGTAGGGCATGGACAAGCTTCTTTTAATGGTGGATAATATTTCTTTGTCGGTTTTGCCAAAGAATATTCCTGCTGCTATCGCGGCTTCTAATTCGAATTTATATCGGTTGGCATATTCATTAACTCTCTCTTTAAACGTTTTCCCGTATTTATCACTGTTGAGATAGATTAGAATGGAGTCTTTATCATCTTCCCTGTCATAGACCGATAAAGTTTCTGTCGCATAAATGATGTTCTCTTTTAGTGTTTTGATGACATTATCTACCTCCTTTCGAAGCGACTCATTAAAACCGAAACGGAATAAGCGCGGAGGAATATTGTATTTTTGAGAAATTGCTATGATTTCACGCGCGGCTTCCATCATATATTCCTCAATATTATTCTTCGCACTAATCTCTGCTTTAATTCTCGTTTGAAGAAACAGTTTAGCTTCCTGTATTTGCTTCTCGGTTGGCATTTGCTAATTTTATTTGACTTAGTAAATCATTTTGTTGCTCTTCCTTTGCCTCTCTGATAATTCTTTCCCATTCTCCTGCTGTAGAATACATCGGAATACGTTCGGATGCAGTTCGCTTCGATATGAAACCGTTTTGAACAGCCGAAGCGAGGTCTGCAACCATAGCCGATTCATTGATATGAATGTATGGTTTGATCCACCATTTAATAGGCAGGTTCATGAAATCTATCGTCTTTTTCATTTCAACTCCGAATCCGAACATGAAAATCTTTACCAGATCGTTTAAGAACGGTTGGTATTCGGCTGAATCTATCATTGCCTTTTCATAGGCAGGAGAATATAGAATTTTTAATGCGGCAGCAGGTAAATCTCCTGATTTTAATTCCGGTGGAATAACGGCAAACGATTGCTCATAGATCATTTTGTATAATGTATCAAGCTGTTTGCTAAATGATTCTGATGCGTTCGGCTGAGACAGAAAAGAAGCTTTGTCTTCCGGTCCCCCAGTTATAACTTTAATTGTACCGTTTAAATCATGCTGCATTGCCATAGAATCTGCACCTTCTCCTTGTAGATACATGATAGGAAATCCGAATGCTTGATTGTTTTGTGCCATTTGCGAAAATGACATTTCATAACCATCGCAAGCATCTTGAGATGGCGACCAGCATGGACCATCTTCATCTCTATGGTATGCAACGGGTATAAATGGAAATCCATGAGGTGATTGTTCTTTCAACTCATATCCGTCTACTCCGAATAGGCTTAATATGTTGTTAAGAATCCCTTTGGCTCCTTGCTCTGATCGTTTATAACGGTAAAGATATGTCTTATCCCATAATTCAAGCCATTCAGTAATCCGGCTCCCGTTTTCATCGTAATCGAAATAAGAACGGGCAAAAACGAGGAGGTCATTTGTTATTGGATCATAATGGGGATAAAGCGTATCTCCATTTTGGAAAGATAGCGTTTTGTAACCAAACACCCCTTCTCGGAGATATCCGACAATGGCTGTATCTCCAGTTATTTTTGTTGATTTGACAGCATCGAAGAATGCTATTTCCATATCTTTTTTTAGCCATCCTTCCCGGAAAAGGTAAAAATTCTTTTCTTCTTCTTCTGATGTTTTTTCTTTTACGAATTCAAATTGGATATCATTGCCACATAAATGTACTATTTGTTTTACTGTGATGATTTGTTGGAAGGCAAAAGAATAACGGGGAACAAGCTCTTTGTACAGGCGTTTTTGCATTTTGCCGGTCGGCTCTCCGTTTTCATCATATACGGGTTCCTCTTCCATTCTGTAGATGTCAGGATAAATATTAGGGTCATTTATGATATGTCCAGAAGGATAGTATTCTCTAATAAAATCCGATTGCGTCATAAATGTATAAAAACAAGGATCATTTATCAGCAAAGGTTCTTTCTCTGCCATATATGTACCATGTCGCATATAGCCTTCCGGTCTGACTCTTCTCCACGGTCTTTTTGTTTTGATATCTCTTTTATCCATGATCAAAATGGTTTATAGGATACGTACCTTAGCATCCCTTTGGGTTTAAAAATCTTTTTCTTGTTTATCTCGAAATACATACGGTAGATAAGGGATTCGAAAAAGTCGGGGGAATATCCTACGGCTTTGATCATCCCTTCTTTGTTTATAAGCTCAAATCCCCCTATATTGGAATTGTCTTTATGCCTGATACACTTGCGCTCTTTCATCAGGATGTCTTTTAGGGCGACTTTTTGGTATTTCCCTTTCTTGCCGGAGAATTTCAAATCCAGTAACCTCGGTTCGATAGAAATCTTACCGTCTTGAATGTAATGGGCTAACATTTCAGCGCACTGCGATTTGATATTCTTATAAGAATTCTCAAATTGTTTTTCTGGCTTTTGGGTTCCGGTGAACTTGACGGCGCGTTTGACATGGCCGGATATGGCTTGTCCTACTCCCCAGTAGTCATAGATAACATTTTCTTCGCGTACCCCCCATTCGTTGAGTTTTGCCATGAACATCGTTTCTGTATTTGCAGAGTTCTCGCGCATGACAAATACGTCCTTAATGTGCAGGTCTATCCACAACCACATAACGCAGAAATCCCCACCTTCAAAAGCGATATCCGCTGATACGTAACGGATACCTTTCTCTATTTGGGCCGAAGCGCTATAAAATCGATCCATGTCCGACATCTTGATAAGATCGTCCCCTGTGGCCTTGAAGTTCCAGTTACCTTCTAGGTCCCTCGCTCTTTGTTCCTCGTTTTGCTGTGACAGGTTGGCTGCGTAATTAGGGTCAGAGGCTATTAGTTTTATATTCTCCTCAAGCCTTCCCTGTATGAATGTCACGGATTTGACGTACATTGTCACTTTATTGAAACCCAATTCCTCGTAAGCGTCTTTCCATAAGGGATCAATAATGTGCTTACATTGGTTATAGACCTCTTCCGGAGTGTTACCCCAATATATGGAATCAGGGGAATCTCCTTCCATGAAGCAATACCTAATGATACCGTCACGTTCATCGATAGGCAGCCCGTCTTCCCCGATCCACCAGTCTATGAACTTTCTTACCCAGCTATCTGGATCAGGGTTGCATGTCCCGTAAAACCTGTTTCTTATCCCGTACGCGTTACGATTGCATGTTATCAGGTATTTGAATTTCTCATATGAGCAGTGCGTTATCTCATCAATACCTATAAATGAATATTGTTTTCCCTGAAATCTCTTCTTGAAGTCGTCATATGAGTCTGCTAGATATGAGAATTTCAATTTGCCGCCATTCTTGAAATACCACGTCATGTCGCTGATGGACTTATTATATTGCCCCATCTGCCCATATAGTATATATGATGTATTGATCAAGTCAAGTAGGTCATCCTTCTCGTTTCGCAGCAAAATGGAATTGTAATATGGGTTGTAGATATCTTTTAATGATTCCATTAGCAAAGAGAAACTTTTTGATCCTCCTCTCGATCCCCCGAAGATGGTAATATCGGAAGAGGAAGCTAGAAACTTTTCTTGGCAACCTCTTTGAGCGATTATTTTTAGAGGATTCGCTTTCTTTCTATCAGACACACGAAGCGCTTCTATATACTCATAAGAGTATACAGGATCACCAAAATCTGTTTTTATGTCTTTCTCTAATACTTCCATAATAAAAAAAGCCGATAAGACATTGAAATAATGTCCTGTCGGCTCTCTAGGAACTCTGTTGTTTTATGTATTGCAAATATATAAATAAAATCTATTGTTTGTTTTGTATTTATAGATTTTATCTATATATTTGCGGTGTAACATATAAAATATATGCTTAAAGTAGTAGCAAGATTAGACAAAGATGGCTTAGATGTCCGAACTCAAGCGGCGAAATGTCCGTATTGTGGAAAAATGATGGCTGATATCCAATATGTATCAGGCATGGCCATGCTTAGGATAAAATGTACTAGGTGTAAGCATTATGTAAATGTAACCATAACAGAATAGGAAGCGTCGATAGAAGGTTGAAAGCTTTACATTGTTAATGTAACAAACCAAGAGGTATTAAAGATTCCAATTCCTATCGCTTCCGCTTAAAAGAGCTTCATAGAGAGCCGATTGTAACGATTAAATTCGTTATAGTCGGCTCTCTTTTTTGTTTATAAACAATTTAAAAGAAATGGAAAAAGAGACCCTTTTGACAGGATTAAAAAATGTGCTCGGAGAACCCGGCACAAATGGATACTTCGGAGACACCGGAGTTACCACTCGGACACTTGACGCTTATCTTGATGCCCTTTTACCTACAATCACATCGGATGAAATGGTAGACGATTCTTTTTACCAATCTCAAGCTAATGTAATTAAGGCTATGGGAGGTCAGATGCGTTTTGAACAGGCCGAGTTTGCGAGGAACTACAAGCCTAAAGGTGGTAAACCTCAGCTTCCCACCCCGCCAGTAAGTCCACAGGCTGGAGATAACGGTAACGGTGATTTATTGAAACGGCTTGAAACTATTGAGAAGGAACGTGAAGAGGAAAGAAAAAAAACATTTGAAAAATCTTTGCGTGAAAAAGTTATTCAAAAATCAGGGGAGTTAAATGTTTATAATAAAGCTCTTTGGGAAGATGTGGTTAATCTTGTGCCAATTTCTGAAGGGATGGACATTGCGAAGTTGGAAGAAGAAACTAAGCGTTTGTATGAATCGAAGTTAAAGGCTTACAATGGAGAAGGTGCTACCCCATATGGTGGGCGCGCATCGGGTAGTGGACATAATTCATCAAAGGCATTAGATGAGTTCTTTGCCAAAAAAGCTCAAGAAGGTAAATTCCCTGCAAAACAATAAAATAACAAAACTATGGGAACATTAGGTAATACATTTGGTAGAGGCCAGAAAGAATTTAATTCAGGAAAAAATATCTGGCACAAGGTGGTGAATCAATACCCTGTAGGAGGTAATATTAGTAATATTTCCAGCTATAAAGGTAAAGTTATTCCAGCCGGAAGTATGTGTCAACTTGATCAGTCAGCACACACAATAAAGATAATCAAAGCTTCCGAAATAAAGACGGCATCTCAATCCGGCGCTTCGGTAGAACCGGCAACGATCAAAGGGCTTTTGTATCATGATGTCTATGTGGATACGGATACTAATTATGCGACTGGTGCAGTTGTATTCGAGGGGATGATCTATGCAGATAGGCTGGCAGAGACTGTACCGGATGAAGTATGGGCAGTACTGCCTCAAATTACCCCTATTCGGGAAGCTTAAAAAAGGAGGTGAATAATGAGAACAATGGTATCAAATTACTATGACTTAATGACATTCGGATTGGGGGGAGCTTCTTTCCAGCAGTTTGTCGATCGTTTTCAAGAAAAGTACAATGTACTCCAAGCCGACGGGTTTCATGGGACCCGGAGATTCAACTTGATTACACATATGAGCAGTTGATTGCATCTCTTAATATCGCAACTCTTCCTGTTTATATGGACGAGGCTTCGCAAGGTCTTGACAAAGGATTTGGTGAGTTTAAGATCGGGTCAAATAAGATTCCGACTCAGAAGCATCGCTATCCTATCAGTGCAAAGATGCTTCGTGAACGTATGATTATGGTACAGCGTTTTGGAGATGCCGCATTGAATACGGCAACCCAATCTGCACTTATGGAAATGCTATTTACCAGCACGGATAATCTGTTACAAGGTAATAGAAATGCTATAACTCATCAGCGTATGCGTGTTGCATCTACTGGCCAATTCACGATTGGATTAGATAATAATCCGAGAGGTATCAGCGGGCTGACATTTGATTTTGGTATTCCTGCCGCAAACAAAGAATCGCTTTCCGGAGAAAGCAGATGGTGGAAAACAAATGAACATACAACAGCAAATGAAGGAACAACTTCTGATCCGCTACTGTATCTTAAGAACAAGGTAAAGGCTATGCGCAAGAAGGGATTCCCCGCCGGACATTTTGAAATTGCTTCTGACTTGTTGGATGATCTTTTGACTCATACAAAGGTACTGAAACGCATTGGACTTGCTCTTTATCCGAGTGCGGCAGGTGCTACTAATCCCGATTTGGTGGCTTCTCAGTATGCTCAAAATATGACCGATGAAGGCAAGCTAGATGCTATTCGTCGTATTATCGGTGCGTCAATCATCCCAAGAGATAGCATTGCTGCTGTGGATAAATTCGATGAAGAGTCGAAGTCTTTAAAAGTGGAAACTATAGAGAACTTTAATCCTCTCAATGTCGCTTTTGTACCAGACGGTCAGATTGGGACAATAAAGAGCGTTCAACCTATGGTATTCTCGGACGATCCTACGCAGCGCATTGCATGGTTTGATGATGGTCGTACTCTGCTGCGTCAGATGTTCAATGCTGAAACAAAAAGCATGTATGTAGAGAGCGAGATGGCGATATTGTGTGTTCCAAGTATGCCTCAGTATATGTGTGTTTATACGGTAACTGCTTAATGGTATGATTCGTGACTCTCAAAATACTGAGCGTACAGTTGAACAATATGTTCGTGGTATCGTGAATATGGATTTGAGTGATGAAGTGATTGCTAATATCCTTTCTGATCGTCAAATTCAGCCTGATTCTTTGGTTTCAAACTTGGACTTGAAAACAAAGATGTTGTTGAAAGCGGATGTGTATATGGCCTGCTCCAATATGCCAAGTGTGAAAGTCAGCGTTGAAGATGCGGATGGGAATTGGAAACATAAGGAAGGAGGAGGACAGATATCTGAAACGGACAAAAGAAGGTGGACCGCGATAGCCAATAGTATTTATGCTCAGTATGGAGAGATTCGCTATACCCAATTAGGGCCGCGTGTTCATGCCAGGGGAATGAAGATTTGGAGGAAGGGATATGGCTGTTAGTAATCCAAGATACCCGCATACTTGCACAATCTATCGGATAACCGGGGCAACCCAGTTTTCGGAAGGCGAGAAGGTTATACTTTACGAAGGTGAATGCCGGAAAGAAAGTAATACATCAATCCGTAATTTTTATTCCGATAATGTTCCTAAGACAGATTACCGAGTTTCAATACCCGGATTCGTAGAAGGGATATTGCCTGGCGATATGATTGATGTAAAGGATCGAGTAAACTTGTGGATAGACATTCTTATAACAGATGTGAACATTTCCAACTTTGGGACGGAAGTATTTTTCAATATCTCTAAAAACTAAAGAAATGGAAGATAACAGAAAGGTGTTTAATGAGGGAATGGAAAAAGCAAAACAGATCATTAATAATTATCTGTATGCTGTAATCGAACGTTCATGTGCCGATTTGATAGACCATGCTTTGAGTGAAAGAGAATTTGATGGATTTACGGGTAATACGCAAACATCTTACGCCTGCGGTATCTACTATAATGGTGGATTAATAGGAATGGTGATTGCAGGAAATACGATGCGCAAGCCTGTACATATTAAAGTACGAAAGGGTGAACGGGTTTATTTAAGTAAGCCTTATGAAGGAAAAGCTCGTTCTGTTATAGGGAAAGTGGATGTTGACGGTGAATTAGGTGCTGATTCGGCGGTTGATTTTCTGTCCTCTTACAGACCTTTTATTAAAAAGGGCTTTTCTGTCGTAATGACTACTGGCACGGAATATTCCGAATATCTTGAGAATGTACGGAATTTGAATGTTCTGACCGATACTTATAAGTCGGCTAAGGGGATAGTTTTAGAAGAACTAAAACCGATGAAAGTATGAGAGTGAGTCGTTTTTACATATCCCGAATATTGGAGGAGGTCTGTACATTGTTTGCCGGTATCAGCAAGGATGTATCAGCAGGTAATCGTAAAGCCGCAAGCCAGAAACAAATGGCTGATTTCATAGTCGTTTCTATGCCTGTTAATGTCCCGGACAGTAATGTTTTACAAAGTACGACCCTTCGCATAGACCTTGCTGCAAGGAATAAACAGAATGGGCTGGAAAACATTCCCCGATTACAAACAATGCTCGATTCGGTAATTTCTCTTTTCCCTATAAAAACAAACGATGGTCGTTTTTGTGTGACGAACCCGGTGTTGGTTCTTAAAGGAGATGATGGATTGGGCTTTTCTCATTGGTTGATCAATGCGGATTTAAAAATAAATCAAACAGATTCATATAAGTATTAACAATAAAAGATAAAAAGACATGGCAAAAATAACTGTTACCAATCAATTGAGTGCACTTAGAGCCGTTTTTAATAAAATGGACGAAGTGTATTATAGCAAGACTCCTTTGACTGTCTCAAAATTGGCTTCTGCTATTACTGTAGACATGGAACTACCTGTATTATCAGATGGAGTAACGTTTAATACAGGAGAACCGGAAACAACAGAAATAAAGTTGACCACAGGTGCAAACTGGGTGACCAGAACAGAAAAAGGAGATTCGGATATTTCTCTTCAAGTAGCCAGTTTGAAAGGAATTATTAATGACTTGTTCATGGATAAGAAAGAGGAAATTGTTTCGACCTCCAATTTAGCCGAAGATGAAAGTTATTCCGGTGCTGCATATAGTATGGCTCCTAAGAAAATCTCAGGCGCTCTTATCATGATGAGTGATAACAAGGATGTTATCGTAATCTTACCTAGCATTGAAATGTACGGAAGTCTCGTCGTTGCGGATGGTGATAATCCGGCATATTTCAATGTGACCGTAACTCCGTTGGAGAATGAGGATGGATCAGACATCTTTATTTTGGAGAAACGGGCTGCTTAATATATTCACTGACGGCGGAGCTTATGTTGCATAATTCAAGTTCCGCCATTATTCTATTGATGACAATAAGTATGGCTGATAGAATCAAAGAGCCTTCCAGGAAGGATGAAAGGATATTTCAAGAGGTACGGACTGCCTCCAAGAGTACTATTCGTTGGGGTAGAATGAATTTCAATATAGGATGGATGCGTCCCTATACGTTGGAAAGGATAACTGATGTTTCATTGAACTGTAAAAATGACAATGAAGTACCAGCACGAACGGCTGCTTTAATCCTTTTGAATGGCTTATTTTCGATCACATTCCTGTATTCCTTACTGTGGAGATGGCTGTATCATCATGTTCCTTCGGAAGTAATTGTTTCCATTGTAACAGAAGGTAAAAAAAAAGAAGCATCGCTCATACAGGATTATTGGATGTGTATCATATTAGCGACCGCGATGAGAGACTCGAAAATGAATATGAAGAAGGAGGAAGCCGATCGTATCCTTCTCGAACAGCGTACGGAGAAGCCTGGACAATAGGGGAAAAACACCCTAATTTAATGGCTTCAAGGTCTTTCTTTTTAGGGCTTTTAACTATTCCCATGTATGAGTATAGATGCGTCCTCTCTTGCGCTCAGATTGAGCTTCTTACTATAGACAAACCTGTCATAAATTATGGGACGGACAAAGGTGGTAAAAGAGATAAAAAAGGCCGTGACTCTAAACGACCAAGTAAGCAACAAGTAATCAAAAAAACAAAAGAGTGGGAAGATAAATATAAGGACGGAGCAAAGCCGGTAATTGATCTTTCCCAGTTTATTATTAAAAAGTAGAGGCATTATGGGAAGTCTTGGTAAAATGTGGTTTGAATTAGGATTAAAAGACCTAACAGACAAAGATATAAAAGCTGTTGAGAAACGTTTGAAAGACTTGAATGTTCAAGTTGGTTTAAATAGTCAATCTTTGAAATCTTCTATAGAGAATGCTTTAAGAGGACAACAGTTTAAGATTGATGTCGTCGTGGATAAGGCTAATACTACTAAACTGATCCAAGACGCTATTGCCAAAGCTGGAATAAATACAAATGTATCCGCTAGTGATGTACGCGCTAAAAGAATAGAAGAGATAAACAAGCGTATCCAGAACTCATATGATGAAAGCCGGGAGAAGATAAAAAAACTACAAGAGCAAGTCAGGAAGCTGCGGGGTGAGTATAGTAATACATCCTCTTCTGCTAATAAGTACGCAGGATCACTTGGAGGGATAACTAAGAATATGCGTACGCAATTCAACCTTGCGGTTCAACTCCGCAATCAGTTGGCGAATATATATTCCGTATATGCGGCAGAAAGATTCTTGACTCAAATAATCGAAATTGGTGGAGAATTTCAGAAGCAGCGTGTCGCGTTACAGACGATGTTTAAGGATGCCACCAAAGCAGATGTGCTATTCGGTCAGATCAAAGAACTTGCAGTCGTTTCTCCTTTTGAATTTAAAGAACTTGCAGGATATACCAAACAGCTTGCCGCTTTTAATATTCCCTATGAGGAAATGTATGACACCACCAAGCGACTGGCAGATATTTCTGCCGGCGTAGGTGTGGATATGGGGCGTATCATCCTTGCTTATGGACAAGTACGTTCGGCAGAGTTCTTGAAAGGGACAGAGTTGCGTCAGTTCACGGAGGCTGGTATTCCGTTATTACAAAAACTTGCAGATAAATTTACCTTATTGGAAGGCAGGGTTGTTTCTGTGGGGGAGGTCTTTGATAAAATATCCAAGCGGGAGGTGTCTTTCCAGATGGTTAAAGATGTGCTCTGGGACTTGACGAATGAAGGAGGGCAGTTTTATAATATGCAGGGCGCACTTGCCGATACGCTTGCCGGTAAGTTGTCAAACCTTCGTGATGCCTATGATGTGATGCTCGCTGATATAGCCGAAAGCAATAACAGCACGTTGAGTAAGGGACTTGACCTGATAACTGATACGATGAGTAATTGGGAGGAGTTATCGGATATTATATTAACCGTTGTGGCGACTTATGGAAGCTATAAGGCGGCTATTATGATATTGACAGTTGCCCAAAAGGTCTATAATTCCTCATTAGGTGTTAGTGGTCTGATAAATTTCCTCAGATCAACCCAAATGTTAACCAGAGCTACACAAGCTCAAATTGTTGTACAAAAAGTTTTGAATACAGTAATGAAAGCTAATCCTATAATTTTGGTAGCTTCTGCCATTGCAGGGTTGATAGGTTCTTATACACTGTTTTCAAATAAAGCAAAAGAGACGCAAGAAATAATAACGGATCTAAATGAATCGCTTGGTAAGCTCCAAACCAATTTCGAGGAAAATAAGGGCATGGAAAAGCTAATAGATGAATACGAGTTATTATCTAACAAGCAGAATAAGACAACCGAGGAATCAAAGAGATTGGAAACCGTAACAGCTTCTCTTAAATCTCATTTTAAAGGTGCCGCTATGGAGGTAAATGCTTATAGTGGATCATTACAGTTGTCTGTTCAGAAAATGCGAGAATTGAATGCCGAACAAAAGCGTAATTATGAAATATCAGCACGCCAAGGCTTAAAAGAGGCGGAAGAGAGGGCACAAGAGCTTCGGGACAAGATCAAATACATAAACATGGTGATCAGCAACGGAAGCGGACACTTCCATGTCGGGGAGGCCACCAATATGGAAGATATCTTTTATTTTGGCTATGTGACAGACAAGGATCTCGCCGAAATGGCCGATAATGTCATAAAGTACGAAGATGAATTAAAAAAATTAGAGGAGTCTTCTAAAAATACGAAAGAATTTCTTGATAATTTAGGCAAAAGTGACAAGAATATCAATGGATTGAAAGAGGAATTAAAAGGATGGAGAAAGTCCGTAGCTGATTTCGTGTCCGGGAATAATAGCTTGAAGCACCTAGTGCCAAAAGAGGATGATGATTACGCCTCATGGCTAAAGAAACTAAAGGATGAGTTGAGCGACGCAAAAGACGAACTGGCCCGGAAAGAGGGGACGAAAGGACTTTTCTCTGAGGATGATATAAAGGCGGACAAGAGGCGTATCCAAGAGCTTCAATCGGTCGTTGACAAGTTCAATATATCAATTGATAATAAAGAAACTAAATCTACTAAGAATTGGTCAGATATATTGCAAAATCAGCTTCAATCATTGAAAGATTTCAGAGTTAAAGCCGAATTAGAGATAGAGCAGGCTGTAGTCAACTCAATGGCTGAGGGGGGAGAAAAGGAACTGGCTCAATTAAATTTGAATCATAAAAAGCGTTTGTCTGAAATTGACAAGCAGACAAATGAAATTGTAAAAAAATACAAGGAGGCTGAAAAAGCAAGATGGATGAAGGAGAATCCAGGTAAAAAGGAAAGTGAATTTAAATCGTCTATAACAGGAATAAATGACCTTCCTTCTGAATTTCAAGACATAATCCAGCAACTTATTGAGACGGAGAATAAACTGTACACAAAGAGTGTGACAGATTATTTTAACAGTGTGGCCAAAGAGTTTCAAGGATATTTGGAAAAACGAAAATCAATCGAACAGGAGTATGCAAAGAAACGAAATGTGCTGTTCAAATCCGGTGCATCAGCAGATACGATAAAAGAAACCTATTATCAGGAGGACGAAGCGCTAAAACGCTTAGACGTGGAAATAGCCCAAAGAGAAAATACATTTCAATCTTGGGTTAATAAATTATCGAGCATAGGACTGGAGCAGCTACGAAAGATGCTTATTGAAGCCCAAGCGGAGTTGATGAAGGCCGAGATATCTGATCCTGATAACGGGGAAAAACTGGCTTCTTATCGTGCTATGCTTGTTAAGATAAGAGAAGAACTTGATAAGATAGAGAGAGGTGAACGTGAAGCTCAGGGGAAAGACGATAATAAGGGCAAGATAAAGGACTGGAAAGAGCTATACAAAGTTCTTGATAAGGTTAATGATTCTTTTATTGAAATAGGTGATTCAGTAGGTGGTACTGCCGGTAAAATAATCAAAGAGGCGGGTCAAATGACCTCTTCGCTTTTACAGATGGCTAATGCCGTAAAGTCTATAGAAACCAATATGGAATCTTTAAATAAGGCGTCTGTGATTCTTACTGCTATTTCAGCCGGGCTAAAAGTTGTCACCGGAATATTCGGTCTTTTTAATCGAACGGATTACATGGCTGAATATCGGAAAGAAGTTGCCAAGCTAAATGACGAGCTAAAGAAAGTTAAAGAGAATGCACGCATAGATAGCGGGGAATATGATACCATATTTGGAACAGATGAATGGGCTAACGCTAGAAATAATATTGACGCTGCCCGCGATGCTCTAATGCGTTATCAAAGCACTTTGAATGATATTAAAAATAGAAAAGTCTATGAGGATGTATCAGACAAGGTGGCAGATATCTTTGATATTGATTTAGATAAAACATTTGATTCTTTAGAGGAATCTTTGGCCAACATGCAAGTTCAAATCAGACATTCAACATGGTTCAGAAGTGCCAAATATGCTTCTTTAAAAGATGCAGCCCCCGAACTATTTAACGAGGACAGCTCTGTAAATATGGACGCATTGGCTGAATTTGTCAATTCGGACATGTTTAAAAAGCTAAGCGAAGAAAATCAGCGTTATTTACAGCAGATGCTTGATAACTGGAGTACTTACGAAGAAGCTCTGGATAGTGTAAAAAACTATCTGACGGGTATTTTTGGAGATTTGGGTAACACAATGATGGATGCTCTGGTTGACGCTTTTGAAAACGGGACAGATGCGGCAAAGAAATTTACTGATTCTGTATCGGATATGCTGGAGAAGTTGGCCACTAATATGATATACTCTCTCACTCTTGGGGATGTCTTTGAAAAGGCTCAAAATAAGGCCGAAGAAATAATGAATAAAGATTATTCTAGAGAAGAAGATAAATTCAAAGATATGACCGAGCTTATGGGGTGGATAACAGATAATGCTATAAAAGCTCAAGGGGATGTTAACAAATATTTGGAAGCATGGAAACAGATCGCCAAAGACAAAGGCTATGATATTTTCACTCCTGACAATGAAAAGCAAAACGGGTTATCGTCAAGCATTCAAGGGGTAACAGAGGATACAGCAAACTTGTTAGGCAGTTATTTGAACGCTATCCAACACGATGTGAGTGTAAAGCGTAGTTTGTTGGAGAATATAGCGGGTAATCTGTTACCTACGATGAGCATTACGGCACAAGCTCAACTACAACAACTAAATGCCATTGCCGATAATACAAAGATCAATGCTGATGCAGCACTTGAAATTCAAAAGAGCGCAATAGCCATACAGACTTCTTTGTTGAGCGTCATTACACAAGGAAAGAGCGGGAAAGCGATAAGGATTCAATAATGAATGGCACAAAAAGCCTCTGACCATAGGATTGGTTGGTTATTACAAATCCACCAAGTTAAATTTCCCTATCAACTCTTTCTTTATGCGTTCGTGCTTATCTTCTAAATCATCACAATCCCTTTTATTTATAAGAAAATAGACACTAATATCCGGATATTCATAATGTTGGAAATTTTCATTACCAATCACTTGGTTCAGTGCATACTTGTATATTCTGAATCGTTGATTATTGGATTCTTGTTCTTCTGTGTTGGTTTGCAAATCTATACCTTCCGATGCTTTTATAACAAAAGATGCATTTGGGAAAATTTCCATCATTTCGGGTATTAGTTTTGCGCATGTTAGTATTACTTTAATTACCCCTTTAAAAGTAAAGCGGTTTGTGCTTGCACTATATCTATGTTCTTCATCTGCACTTTGAGGATAAAATTTTACAGCAATACTTTCACCATACACTTCTGCCCTTGCAATATATCTCGTCTTTCCACCTTTAGTTTGTTCATCAGTGAAGAACTTATAAATAAAACACTCTTCGAAAAGTTCATTTATTTTCGGAGAGTGGTCTATTTGTATCCTTTTTAATTCGTAAGGACGTATATTATCAAACATAACTAAGGAACTAATACAAAAGTACTTTTCTTGGTATTTGCATAAACCCTACGCCCTTCTCCTATTCTTTCAGACAAAGGTCTCCTATCACGCTCCGCAAGGCTTTTCCAGCCTAAACGTTCGCTTTTCCTTTTAGTTAATTTTGTACTTGAATTTGTTTGTACAGCTTGGTTCATAATATTTCTCTTCAATAGAAGTTTAACTATGTTAAGATAGTCTCGTTTGCAAATGTAAGGCAAAAAAAAATAACAAACGATGTTTATTGCCATAAAAAGAGTGAATAACATAATTTTTTCATTGTTTTCTTTTCTGCTTCAAAAATTTCTGGGGTTCCTGTTAGGCATGACAAAAGGATTGTGTAGAAATTTGCGACACATTCCTTTTCGTATATAAAGTTATAGAAATCAAAGGAAATATATTCGTAAATTTGCAGGAAACGAAAAGTCTATGGAACGGATCAAGTTGTCAAAGCAAGAGAAAGAGGTGCTAAGGATTGTGAAATCATGTGGAGCTAATTGCCCATCCATGTACCCGTTGCATGTATTCAACACTTGTGTTCACTTTCTAAAGAGAAAGGGACTTGTAGATGCCTCTTTTGTAAGAGGGGGCAATACGGTTTGGACAGCCAAAGTATCTGTTTACGGTAGACTGTATTTAGCAGAAAATCCTAATTTGCGTAATCCGATTCCTTGGAAAGCGATAAGCGTAATTATAGCTTTGCTTGCTTTTATAGTTTCTTACCTTTGGTAAGGTATATTTTCTTTAGTTCCGATTCGAGAGTCATCGTACTATCTTTTTATTATAGATTCACCATCTATTGTTAGCATAACTATTTTGTAGCCATCTTCTGGATGTTTGACTATACAAATTTTAGATAGTTTACTATTATCTAATTTATAAGTATATTCAGTAACGGGAATTTTTTCTTTTTTTACTATTATATAATGGTCTTCGTATTCTTTCATTTTATCATCTTTTGTCATCAAAACATCAATAGTCCACCCATGTTCCTTAAGAGAATCCTTTCTTACTCTTGACACAATATCTATATCAAACAAATGCTTTTGGCTAACAAATTCATACTCATCAAAAAGGAAGTTGGTATTAAACCAATCAATGATAAACAAATCCTTCATTTCATCTATATATTCATTATCTTTTTCTTTCATTCTGTAATCGATTAAATAACTACTAAATGGAAGATTATCTTCACGAAGACCAAAAAAGCCACCCATTTTAGAATGGTTCCAACTAAATACTTTAGTAAGATTATAACACTCAATGTCAAACGCATATTTACCATTTCCAATATCACCTAAATGCTTTTCAATAAAAGCTTTTTCTTTATTTTCTTCTGAGCAACTTATTGAAACCCAAATAGGCAACATCATTGCCATAATAAATAAGAGCTTCTTCATTTTAAAAACGTTTTTAATGATTAGTAATTTGCCGCAAAGATAAGACTGTTTGTTAATATATGCAAATAGGGGGGGGTAAAATTTATGCTTTACAACATGAATGAAATATTTCGGAATTTGTTTGGTCGTTTCGAGAAAATGCACCACCTTTGCGGTGTTCAAATCTTATTGCGGTACGAAGCCGCAAACATAGCGGCATTTTTTGTGCCCATACATATAGTGTATCTTAAAATATTATAGATATAACTGCGCCGTGTCGTGGAGTAGAAATACCCACGGAGTTTTGCAATAAGAACTTGAACAACACGTAGCGCAGTTTTTTTTATTGTTCAAATCTTGTTGTTTATGGAAGAATTAAAACTGTTCCAATCACCCATTTTCGGTCAAGTAAGAACTATTGTTGTCAATGGTCAAGTTCTATTTGCCGCAACAGATGTTGCGAGATGTTTAGGCTATTCAAATCCACAGAAAGCAATCAGAGACCACTGTAAATCAGCAGGGGTGAACGAAATGGACACCCCTACAAACGGAGGCATTCAGAAAGTTAAATTTATCACAAAAGGCAATGTAGTTAGGCTTGTTGCCAGTTCAGAGCTGCCACAAGCCGAAAAAGTAGAAAGCTGGATTTTTGATGAAGTCATTCCCTCTGTATTAGAAACCGGAGGCTACATCGCAACCAAAACCGACGATACCCCAGAGGAAATCATGGCTCGTGCTCTTACTATCGCACAGGCTACCCTTGAAAAACGGGAAGAACGGCTGAAACAGCTTGAAGCCGACAACCAGCAAAAGGATGCCAAGATCGCAAAGCTCCAACCGAAAGCCGACTTCGCAGATGCCGCCTTCATCACAGACGACAAAGTCGATATCGGAATGGCTGCTAAAATCCTCAAGCTGGGGTTTGGACGCAACACAC